AGAACTGATGAGTTTGGTAGAAGAATATTACACATAGAAGAAATACAATCTGATATGCACCAGCCAATAAATGCGGCTGCAAGAAGAGTTAAAAAAGCAATAGCAGACGGTAAAAAACCTGATAGCGATGATTTAATAAAATCTAAATATGCACCACGTGGTGATGTTATGAAAGAGGTTGATAATGTTAATGAAGATCAATTAAAATTAATTTTATCTAAAATAGAAGAATTATCTGCTAAACCTCAGACAAAACAAACACAAGTTAGAATTGCACGTTTGAATAGAGAACGCGCAAAAGTAAGAAAGATTATTACTGATAAACGTGCTAAAATGGCGGAAGGTGAACATAGTAATGTTCCTCAAGGACCTCTTAGTAAAACAGAAGATTATAATGAATTTGTAATGAAATATGCAACTAGGGTTGCGCAGGAAGGTGGATATGACGGTGTAACTATTTCAAGTGCTGCAATTAAAAATAGAAGTTTAAACCCATCAAATAAAGACTATATGGGTAATGTTATAGCTTACGGACCAATGGCAGAAGGTGCCATGAAAAAAGCAGCAAAGAAAAGTGGTGCAAAATTTATTAAAACTGCTATAATAGACGATAACGGAAAAGGATGGGAAGTTCCAATGATCTGGCTTGATGAGGCGTCAAAGTTTAATGTTCAAAAAGGATTACCTATCTACAAAAGAGGGGGAATAGCTGTCAATGGCTGATAAAAACAATAATAACAACATAGATAAAGCTCTAGAGGCACTTACAGGTGCATTAGAAATAGAACCAACTGGTGAAGAAGTAATATTAGATCAAAAAAATGTTGCCTTTGAACCGGATGTAGAATTACTAGATGATGGTGGTGCAGAGATCAATACAGATCCAAATGCTCCAATAGATACATCACAAATACCACACGACGCTAATTTAGCAGAATATATAGATGAAAATGATTTAAGTAGTTTCTCTTCAGATCTACTAGCAGAATTCGAATCGGATCGTGATTCAAGGAAAGATTGGGAAGATACCTATATCAAAGGCCTTGATATGCTAGGCTTCAAATATGAAGACCGCACACAGCCGTTCGAAGGTGCATCCGGGGTCGTACATCCCTTACTCGCTGAATCTGTTACACAGTTTCAAGCCCAAGCGTATAAGGAACTTCTCCCCCCAAGCGGCCCCGTTCGTACCCAAGTTGTAGGCATGTCAACACCTGAAGTAGAAGATCAGGCAAAACGTGTCCAAGAATTTATGAATTACCAGATAACAGAGGTAATGCAGGAATACGATCCAGATATGGATCAATTATTATTCTATTTACCCCTTGCTGGTTCAGCATTTAAAAAAGTTTATTATGATGGACTAATGAAACGTGCATGCGCAAAGTTTGTTGCAGGTGAAGATTTAGTTATCAATTATATGGCAACAGATATAGAAAGTGCTGATCGTATAACGCATATCATTAAGACTAATGGTAACGATATTAGAAAACAACAATTACAAGGATTTTACCGTGATATTGAACTTGCAACTGGACAAGTTGATACAGATGATGTTGCGGATAAAGTAGACGAATTAGAAGGATCAGAAAAGAATTATGCTTCAGGTGATGAGGAACATATAATATTAGAGATGCATGTTAATGCAGATGTTCCAGGATTTGAAGACGATACTGGAGTTAAACTTCCTTACATTATTTCTGTTGATCAATACTCAAGAGAAGTTTTATCAATAAAAAGAAACTGGAAAGAAGGAGATCCAAACTTTGCAAAGAACAATTATTTTGTACACTACAAGTTCCTCCCAGGCTTAGGCTTTTATGGCTTTGGCCTAATACATATGCTAGGTGGGTTGTCAAGAACTGCGACAAGTGTTTTGCGGCAGTTAATTGATGCAGGTACTCTTGCCAATCTGCCAGCAGGATTTAAGGCACGAGGAATGCGTATACGTGATCATGATGAACCATTACAACCAGGTGAATTTAGAGATGTGGATGTAACAGGTACATCTATTAAAGAATCACTATTACCACTTCCTTATAAGGAACCAAGTGCAACATTATTTCAATTATTAGGATTTGCAGTTGATGCAGGTAAATCATTTGCAGCAATAGCAGATATGAAGATGGGTGAAGGTAATGAACAAAACCCTGTTGGAACAACACTTGCTTTAATTGAGCGTGGTACAAAAGTTATGAGTGCAATTCATAAAAGATTACACTACGCACAAAAAATAGAATTTAAATTGCTTTCAAAAGTATTTCAAATTTATCTTCCACCACAATATCCGTATATGGTTGTTGGTGGAAACCAAATGATTAAACAGACAGATTTTGATGAACGTGTAGATGTTATTCCAGTATCAGATCCAAATATATTTTCAATGGCACAACGTGTGACATTGGCACAACAACAATTGCAATTAGCATCAGCTGCACCACAATTACATAATTTACGTGAAGCATATAGAAGAATGTATGATGCAATGGGTGTTGATAATGTAGAAGCAATACTAAAACCAGATCCAGAAATGCCAGAACCTATAAGTCCAGCAATGGAAAATGCAGGTGCCATGAGTGGAAAACAACCAAAAGCATTTCCAATGCAAAATCATATGTCTCATATAGAAGCACATGCTGAATTTATGTTTACAAGAATGGTACAAATTAATCCGCAGTTATATGCAATGTTACAATCACATGTATCAGAACATATTTCTATTCATGCAAGTGAACAGATGCAGCAAAAATATAAACAACAGTTTGATCAATTAGGACAACAGTTACAACAAGCACAACAGAATCCACAGATGCAACAGCAATTGCAACAGCAAATGGATCAATTAGTTAATCAACAAGCGTCTGAACAAGCACAGGTTGAAGCACAAATGACTAAACAATTAGCACAAGATGAAGAAGCTAGAATAAGCCGTGAGCAACAAGATCCACTTGTTAAATTAAAACAACAAGAAATTGATTTAAAAGCTATGCAGACTCAAATGGAGATGCAAAAAGACATGATGGTAGATTCAGCTAAGATGGATCTTGAAAGAGATAAGCTAGAAGCTGATACAAGTATTGACTTGATGAAAGTTGCGGCTGATGCTAATAGAGATACGAATAAGGAAGATTCAGCAGAAGCAATGGCTATTCTAAAAGAAAACATGGCAGCTACAAGGGAGGCTATGAAAAATCAAACAGCTGAACGAGTTGCAAAATCGAGGGGCAATGGAACAGGATCCAAAACGACTACTACAAAAGCTAAGTGACGCTATGGTTAAAATAGAAGAAGCAGCGGAAGGCGAAATAAAGAGTAGCGATGATTATTTGCAAGTATGTGGTGCTTTAATGGCAGTCACAAGGAATATGTATGAAAAAGCTCTAGGATCAGAGCAGACACAACAAATGTTTTTAGCTGTAGCAGAAAGTTTTTCTGCACATGATGAAATTTTACGGGCCTTCAAAAATGCAAGACCCACAATTCACTAGGAGGAATAATGCCAAACGTAGGTCAAAAAAAGTTTCCATACACTTCGAGTGGTGTGCAAAAAGCACAAAAGCATGCTCGTTCAACAGGACAGAAAATGCAAATGAAGAAAGGTGGAAAGGTGAAAAAGTCATACCGTAAGGGTGGGCTGAAACGAAGTAAATAGGAGGTAAACATGAATTTATTAAAAGATTTATGGGGACATTTAAAAGAATGGAATGATTGGAAGATGAAGGACTGGATTAAGGCCGGAATCGTAGTTGTTATCGTTCTTGTTGTTCTCAAAGTTATAATCGTACCAGGTGCATAATGGTAGATGCTAGATCAAGATATTTGAAAAAAATGCATACTCCGACCCCTTTTAGTCAGGGGCCGGAAATGCAGAATTATACGCAAATGATGAATTTGCAAAACCAAGCGTCTAATTTTGCGCCAAATGATCCACGTATACAAGAACTAAAAGACAGAAGAAGAACATATAATCGTTTTGATAAATACAAAATAGGTGACAAATTTAATGTAGCACCTTTGGATGTACAAAAAGATTTTTCTAATAGAAGTAATAATTTTAGAAACGCTGCACCAAACGTTTACGGAAAAATGTATCCTCTTCAAGATATGGCCATGAGGTATGGTCAGTCAGGAGGATTACTCGGGCTAATGGCAAAAGAAATGTTTGGTAAAGTTTCTGACTTTGGAAAAAGCATGGTTAATAGAGAAGGTATAGCAGGAGCTGCTGATACAGACGAAGGCGAAATGGAAGACTATGCAGCAAAAACTTTTGGTATGGGTGCACCTATAGATAGACATCCTGGTTCAACACCAATTATTGAAGATCCAATGGAACAATCAGAAGTTATTTATAAGCCACACGGACCTATTTACTATGGTAGAGCAGAAGGATTAGATTTCGATGAAGATCCAAATCAACCATATGTTGCGCCAGATGATTATGTAGATAGATTTATGCCAATTGAACGTGATTCAGATAGAGAAGATTTTATAAGAAGACAAAATGAAATTACCCCTGCAGAACCATTACCTATAGGTTCTCCCGACCCACATGGAGATTTTCCAGTAACTTACCCACAAGATAGACCGATTAACACGGACATGAGTAAAAACAAAGCTTACCAAGATTTAAACCAAGCAGAGATAGATTATTTAATGAGTAGAACAGATGAAATAGCTGATGAAGATATGAATATTCCACCACCAATTGTACCATTTGATGATACAAACAGAGAACAAGCTATTGCAAATCAATATGCAACTAATTTTATAGGACCAAGAGATGACCCTCACAGAAGACCAGACATGTATGATGTTGCTGGGCCAGGAATAAATCGTGGATTAATTCCATATCCAGGTTATTCAAATGATGAAGTAATGGAATTATATGGAAGGGGCGAAATGCCTCAACCTTATGAATATGATTTTAGTGATTTTTTTCGTAATATGAGAGAAGGATACGGTGAAGCTGCTGAATATAACCTTAAAGAGAAGAAGTTACAAGACGCACTTGCAGCAGATCAAGGTAGATCACTTATGACAATTCCTTCTGATTTCGATTCTAATAGAAAAGAATTTACAGATACCGAAGATTACTATGACTGGATAAGACAGATGCAAAAATACGGATATAGATAATGGCTATTGTTTGGGGTAGCGGACAAGATTGGAATAAACCCGGAGGTAGTTCATCTTCTAGTAATTCTCCAGGACATCCTAGTAATCAAGGAAATAATAACCAAACAGGACAAAGTGGAAATAATCAAGGAGGTCAACATAACTTAAAAACTGCTTTAGAAAAATTACAATCACAAGGACAAGGAAACACAGCTCAAGCACAAGTTTACAAAGATTATTTATCAGGTGTTGTTAGCCCTCAAGATCAAAGTAGTGATAAAACACCGTTTAGTAAAAAAAGAACAGTATTGGATGATTATTATGCTGGAATACAGCCAACCTATAATCAATCTGGATTACCTAGTGCAGTGTTAGATAAAATGAAAGGACATCCTCTTTATAAAGCTGGTATGCCAATGACACCCACATCTAATATGCTGTTTGGATACGGAAGTGTATTTGGTGCTTCTACTGGAACTACAGCTTCTAGCCCAGTAGTTCAAGATGCTCTTCTCAATATGATGGGGCAGTATTATAATAAATATGATTACAATAAGGGTTATTATAATGAAGAAGGTCAGTTTGTACCAAAAGATGCAATTGATGCTGCATTAGCTAATTTTTATCCAACTGTAATGATGCAGGATGGTCCTCCTGGATCAGAACCATACGCAGCTTTTGGAGGAGCAAATTACATGGGTGAGCAAGCAGCTGCTGATTTAGTGGCTTCTGGTAAGCAATACGTAGAAGATATATTTAAACAAAACCCAGAAAAATATGGTGGATATGGAGGAAGTTGGAGTTCTGGCGGCGGTGGCTGGGGTGGAGGCTACGGCGGCGGCTACGGCGGCGGTGACGAAGGACCAGGAGGTTTTCAATATAATAGACACGCACAACAAGGAATAGCACAAGGACCACCAGTTAATCCTGGAAGTTTACAAGAACAAGTTAACCAAGGTTTTCTTAGTGGAATGGGTGCACCAACAGGGTTTAGAGGACCAGGACAATCAGGG